TAATCTTCACCTACTTGATTTCCTTCTCTTTGTAACATAGCTTGGAAATCTTCATACATCGTTAACCCTGTTCCAGGTACTAGCCCACTTACTTGTTTTCCTCTCTTCATCATAGGATCAGAAGGATCTAACCCAAATAAATTTAAATGTGTTCCTGTAAATCCTACTCCTGCTTGTCCTATTGTTGATAATGGAGTATAAAGCCCTTGATTTAAATTGCCTCCTGCATAACCTGTTCTTGAAATATTCATTCTCTTTGCCATATCACCCGATACCTCTGTTTGAACATTTTGTCTTGATAAGACATTTTGTTTAGCTAAAAAAAGTACTCCATTTGGGTTTTTGAAGTCAAAGAAAAATTTTGTTAATCTGCTTACATCCCGTACTGCTCTAACAGGAGCAAGACTTCCCCCTCTAAGGAGAAAATCAGGACCTCCTGTGGTGGATTGTTTTCCGTCAATTGGTCTTGTTTTATAAGGTTGACCACTATCTCCCCCACCAGGCCGATCTTTTCCAAACTTTAATGATTTTAAGTTTGTCTGTAAGTTAATTAAAGCCATATATTAAAATGAAACACCTTCAGGTGCATTTTCTGCATACGTTGTTATAGTTCCAGTACCTAACGAGGTAGGCATTGGAGTGTTTGCGGAAGTAATTGTTGGTATACCATTTAAAGAGTAAGTATTATGTAAAAATGCATAATTCTCTATTAATTGTGTTTGATTAACACCACTACCTTGTAAAGCTCCCATTGCTCCATTTTCGTATGATTGTAATAATCCGTTTGCCATAGTTTTAAGTTTTAAATTATTAATTATTCTGTTATAAATATTATCCCATTCTAGAACTATTCATTGCAACTGATTTTCCTACTTTTTGCCCATCCATTTCTATTATTTTTCCTTGTTCTGTTGCTGCTATTAGTCTATCTAATTTATCCATTAATTCTTGATGTTCTCTATTTTCTTTTCCTCCACCAAACATACCACCAATAGCTTGTATAGGTGCTGTTATAGCAGCTGTTATACCTTGTGCAGCTGATGCAATTGCTGATTTAGCTGCAAATTTTTCTAATGTTTTTAATGTACTTGCATCTATTGATGATATAGCTGAACCCACTCCTCGAAGTGCTACTGACATTCTTACTAAGGCATTTGCTGTATTGGATAAGGGATCTGCTAATAATGCTAATTCTCTAATTTGTGCTAAAGGACCTCCTCCAAATAATGATTGTATTCCTCCAAACACAGACATAATAGCCATACTTAAAGCAAACTTTTTAATTGCAAATCCAACGGCTCCTAATGCTGCTCCTAATTTAAACATTCCTGCTATTATAGGTCCACCAACTAACTGTGACATAGCTTCAGTAAATCCAGAAACATCTACATCTTTTAATAAGCTAAAGGCCATTGCTGCAGGTATCATTGCTAATCCTAATACAGCTAATGCAGCTGCACCCCACATTATAAATGGAGCTAAAAATCCTAAACCAGCTGCTGCTAATGCTAATAAAGGTAAAGCAAGTGAAAATGCAATCATTTTTCCTATATCAACTCCTTCTAATAAACTAAATGCAAAAGCTGCTGGTATTAAAGCTAATCCTAAGATTAACATTGCTGCTGCTCCTAATATTATATTTGGTCCTATATTACCTAATATAGCCATTGTAATTCCTAATATTGCTAATGATGCAGAAAATGCTATCATTTGTACAGGGTCAACATCTTTAAGCATCATCATAGCTATTGCAAAACTACCTGCCATAACAACACCAATAATACCTAATGCTAAAGCACCTTTTATTACTCCACCTAATCTTTTACCCATAAATACTAAACCTCTAGTAAGACCTTTTAAAAATCCTTCAACACCTTTTCCTGCTGCGGCATTTGCTCCTTTTTTAGGTGGTTTTACTTTTTCACCTTGGTCTCCAAATCCTAAAGCTTTTTTCATTCCTCCTTTATCACCCTTCATTGCTGATGAAGCAAAATCTTTCATCCCTTTACCCATTGATAATACATCTTTAGCAGCATCTTTTGCTCCTTTTGCGATTTTACTTATCATAATGGTACCTACAACTCCTGCTACAATAACCATTGCAGTTGTATTATCTAAAATTTGAGTTATAGGGAATAAAATAGAAGCAGCTAATTGTTTTATCTTATCCATAGATTTTGCTAACTGTTCTTGAGTAGTAAGACGTTTTGCTTCATCTATAGAAATATCTGCTTGTCTAGCTGCTTCTTCTTCAGACATACCACCTTGAATTTTTTGCATGTAAATCATTTTAGCAACATCTTCTCTACTCATTCCCATAGCTTTAGCAACTGCTTCTTGTTGAATTCTATTACCTGATGAAAATGCTGATAATACTGCCTGGTTGTTACCTATTTCTTTTGATAAAGTTGCTATATCATTATTTAATGCTGCTTCTCTAGCTTTTTCTAAATTTATTTGTTTACCAGTTAATAATTCTGCTTCTAATTCTGCAGCTATTGATGATTCAAAGTCTAATAAAGAATCTGCAATTCCCTCAACTTTGTCCATAGTTAAACCTAATTCTTGGGCTGCCATTACAGCTTCCATTATTGCTTCTTCACTATTTCCTAAACTAAGAGAAGTAGCCATAGACACATTTTTAACCCCTTCCATTACCTGACCAAAATTAAGACCTGTTTTATTTGTTTTCTGGAAATTTTGGAAAGTTTTTTCCATATTTTTTTCCATGTCTTTGATAGTTTTGCCATTCATTTTAGATATCATAGCAAATCTTCCAGCTGCTTCAACAGATAATCCCATATTTTCTGTTAATGTAGCTAATTGGGACATATCATCAGGACTTAAAATATTACTCATATTTAAACCTAACTCTTGAGATAATTCAGTAGCTACTTTAATATATTCGGTTGATGTAATTAATTTACCATTTATAGCGTCTGTAATTGGAATATTTTGTCCTGTTGTTTTTCGAAACTCCTTCATAGAGGTTTCCATTTCACCTAAAGACTGCAGTATGCTACCCAATATAACGGCGGGGTCAGTTAATGTATTAGCTAATTCTGCTACAGACATCTTTAAACCCTCCATCATTACAGCTGTTCTAGATACTGATCCTTCTGCCCTAATTTGCTCATCAGCAAATTTTTTCATACCATCTACAACTTTATCTATATTAAGAGCTCTACCAAAGGCACCTGTGGCATCTGCTAATCCTTCCATAAGACCTCCCATCACACCCATAGCAGTGTTAACTTGATTTCTTACTTTTAATTCATATTCAACCTTTTTAAGAGTTTCTGTTGCAAATTTAAATCCAGATTTTTGGGCTAATACTAATTCTCGACCTGCATCTGAAGTTTTTTCTGCTAATGATAAATTTTTTGCCGCATTATTTAACTGCGATATAGCTTGTTTGGATTTTTCGAATGCTTGTTGGAGTTGTTTATCTGATAGATCTAATATGCCTTCTTCTACGGCTGAGAATTGTCTAGCTACACCTATAAGGGTATTATATTCTTTTACAGCATCACCTATAGCTGATCTTTTAACACCTAACCCTTCATTAATACCTTTTAGGACATTTTGATAGTCCTTAAAGGTCATCTTTAATTCCTCGGCTCGTTGTTTAGCTGCATCTAAATTTTCATTTACCCCTTGTGCCATTGTTGGTTTTTATTATAAATATCGGAAGGCATCATTTTCTAGATGCCTTCGCTGTATAGGTTGGTTTTTTTGCAGATTCTGCGAATGCAGGTTTATTTATAGTACCATCAGTGTTGATTACTGTTCTACCTCCTTTACCTTGTTGTGCCTTTTTCATTTCCTCTGATTCCTTTTTATAATGTTCATTTATTTGATTAAATATGTAATTTCTTAACCAAATAGGCATATTATAAACAGTATGCCAATCGTATCCTCCTTTACCGTAGAATACAATTTCATGAAGTTGTTGGAATAGAGCTTTTCTATACTGTAGCGTCAGGCCAAAAAAAGGTAAGACCGATAGGGATGTCGACGCTCTCCTCACCGCCGTCCCCTGTTTGAACAGTTATTGTTAAATCAACGTCTGGTTGAAAGTTAGTAATATGTTTTCTAAATGCTCTTGAATCTCTAGCTAAAAAATGATAATCAACAAATTCTCTAACTGATTCTGGTTTTTCATCGCCATTAACTGAAGTTATCATGTATTTTAAACGTGTTGATAATTCTGGAGATGCATTTTTGTTGATTTTTTTCAAACCTTCTATTTCTCTAGCAATTTTACTTTCATCACCATGAGTTAAAAGTTTAAACTTAATCTTAGTATCTGTAGTTGGAGTTGTCCATTCAAATGAATTTCCATTACCGAAAACACTTTTATCAATTTTTCTATTATCTAATGTTGATAAATCTACTTGATGTTTTTCACCTTTTATCTCAAATTCATAATCTTTACCATATCCTAATATTCTTGCAGCTACTAAAAGTGCATTTTTATCACCAATTAATAAATCATCATAATTGACTTTAGTTACAATTAAAGCTTCTAGTAATTTATCTATTACTGTGCCCTTATTAATATAAGATTGGTTAGTTAATATGTCCTCTTCTCTAGCAGTCATATACTTCATTTCTATTTTACCGCTTGCTAATGGACTATCTTTTTCGTAAAGTAAACCTTGTGATGGGAGTTCTATTACTTCCGTGGGGAATTTATGTTTTTGTTCCATAGTTTTTATTAGTTAATAACTTTATTTTATGTGTATACATATATATGATAAAAAAAAGCTTGACGAAAGCCAAGCTTAATTTTAAAAAAATAAAAATATATTGTATTAGAAATTTAAGATACAATAATCCATTGCTATAGTCAATGTAATTGTTTGAGCTTCTGCCTCAGTATCCCAATTATACCCTTTGAACGCTGCGTCTTTTATAAAAGCACCTTTTATGATCCACTCTGAAACAACGTCGCCTACGGGTCCTAAAACGTTGATAGTTAGATCTTTTTTATAGAAATCAGAATAACCATCTCTACCTGTTACGGATTCATGATGTAATCTTACCCACTCCATTACGGCTTGAGCTCCTGATGGTGTAATAGGATCATATAGAGTCATTGTTAAATCTCCCCATTTTGCTTTTCCTTTTACTTTTCTATAAGTGTTTATATGATTTAATACTATTTCACCTTGCTCGATCTTCAATTCGCCTATTTCTTTTATCATATACGACGGAATACCCGCTACGTACATTATAAATCTATTAGCTACCTTCGGCTCAAACGCGGTAAAAAATATTTCATTTGGGTCTAATACTGCCATTTTTATTTTATTTTTGTTTTGTTATTCATTTATAAATATTACCCTTTTCAACTTTTATGCTGGGAATGTTGCTCCTGTTGGTAAAATGTTGAAATCTAAGTAAATAAATTCAGCTGTTTTTGTAGGTTGTAAATAAATAGCACCTATTAATTGATTTCTATCAATTACATCTGGTGTATTATTTGAATCATCCATTACTACTTTAAACGCATATAATCCTTGTCTTTGTTGAACATTTTCTAAATAAGGATTAACTTGAGCTAAGAAGTTATTTCTAGTTGCTTGTGTATTTTGTTCAAATACTAAATTATCAGCTATTTGAGAAATATATGATTTAAGTTCAATTAATAATCTTCTAACATTTACTCTATCTAAAGCACTTGCTTTTGTTTGTAATGTTTTCTGTCCAAATACTACAACTCCTCTTCCTGGGAATGTTGCTATTGGATTTACTTTACCTGTATATAAGCTATCTCTATTTGCTTGTGTTAATTTTCTTTCAGCTTGTCTTACTGTTCCTAATCCACCTCTATTAATACCTGCTGGTGCAAACCAAGCTTCTCCTGCTTTATCATTATAAGCATAAACTCCTGGTATCATTGTTGAAGCTGGTACCCAAACTAATTGTCTTGAGTCTGGATCTGTAATTTGAACCCATGGCCAATAAGCTGCTACATAAGAAGAATCAATAGTTGCTGCTGTACTTGTAGCCATTGTTATAGTTGCTCCATAATATTCAAGATCTACTACTACAATTGCATCTCCTCTTTGTTCAGTATTTGAAATTAATGTATTAAGTGGTGATGCTTGAGTACTTCCTGCATAAACTAATCCAGGTGCTGTTATTAAATTATATTTAAAGTCATCTTTATTTGCTAATATGTTGAATGCAGTTATATAATTAGATCCTGATACACCTTGAGTATCTGTATTATTAATGTTATTATAATAATTGTCAGATCCTACATTATCTACAATTTCTCCTGTTGCGTCTTTAAATGAACCACTTCCTGCTAATGGAAGTGATGTTGCATATTCTGGTTTAGGATTTCCATCATTATCAAAATAATCTGGTGTTTTTGCATTTACTGCTGAAACTCTTACATATCTTGAACCATTTGGATATGATCCTAATGTTTGTAAATAAGGATCTGATCCCCCTTGTACACTAATTTGTTGATTTCCAATTACTCTTTCTATATAATTTGAAGCTTTTGGATCTAATGATACATTAGGGAAAGTTTCTACTACTGATTTGTCTTTTGATTTATCATTACCTTGTCTAATGATTACTGAAAATACACCTTGATCTGTACTTGGGTTTGTTATTTCCCATCTAAAGTTATTTGCTGAACCTGATGCTAATGCCCCTGTTGATGTTTCAGGACCAATTGAATTCATCATTGAACCTTCACTTAAAGTTTCTAATTGAAATGCTGATTGGTTATTTATTTGTCCTGCACTTAATGTAATTGTAACATCTGTTGCTGCTACTAAATCACCTGATACAACTTGATATGTTGATGAACCTCCTGATAACCCACCTGTGCCTAATATAGTATTGTCAAATGTTAATAATGAAGTTGCATCATAACCAGAACCACCACCTCCTAAGGTATTTGTATTTTTTACTACAAATGATGCAATTGATGATTCTAAATTAGGACTAGCTGCTCCAAATGGAGAACATGTTACAGTACCTGTACCAGCCGTACCTGCAAACATTGTATTTAAATCTGCTTCACTTAATAAAATTTGTGATGAAGCATCATATGAATTACTTGCATCTTGAGCAGTTATTGTTATTGATGTTACTACTCCTGAACTATCACAATCGACTGTTATAATACCACCTTCACCATTACCAAAAACATCTCCAGAATTAATTGTGTGTGTAGCAGAAGTTCCTGCAACACTATTATTATAACCTGTAGATGAGTTACTATCAAATGAAGTAATAGTAGTACTTGCTACTAATTTTCCTGTATATGCTACTGTTGCTGTTACTATAGCTCCTGTTCCTGTTCCTACAGAGTCTACTGTTGTTATATTATCAATAGTTCCTACTGCTGTACCATCACCTACATTTGTATTTGTTGTAGGTACTGTTGGAGAATTAACTAATAATGAACCTCCACCTCCTAAATCAGTTCCAGCAAATGTTAAAACACCTCCAACTGCAAAATCAGAACCTGACGTAGCTGGAACAATTGAATTTAATGAACCTGTTCCTGTTACTACAACTGCAAATGTTGGTATTGTTGGAGTTTCACCACTAACTGCAGTATATGTTGGAGTTACTGAACCATACGTAGCAGCTACTAAATCTTGAGGTGCTGCATTAAATACTTGACCAATTGCGCCGTCAGCATTTGTTGTATTTGCAGGACCTAAAGATCCTGTCATATTGATAATATTTACTTTTCCACTTTCAACACCATTATATATTTCAGTTGATACTGCAGGACTGAATGAACCTGAAACAACTCTTGTTACTAATAGTGACTCGCCTCCATTTTGGAAATAATTAAATGCTGATATTGATGTCAAGAAAGTATATGTATCCGATCCACTTGTAAATGTGCTACCAAAGTTAGCTAAATATTCACTATAACTAGTTACTAGTTTAGGAATATTTGGTTGACCTTTTACAGTAGGACCAACTATCGCGGCACCTGCTTGTACCGGTTGTGATGTAATTTGGGATTGATCATTTTCTCTTGCTAATACCCCTGGGGAAATTAATGTTTCTGCCATTGTATGTTAGTTTTTTATGATAAATATATTAAACTTCTTCAAAAGTCTATTTGTCTGGTAAAAACTCTCCAGAGTCTAAAGAAATGGTTCCTTGGCCATATTTATCCTCTAATTTTTTGGCTAAAACTCTCTCTTCTTCCTGAATATTCTCTAAAGCTTCTTCTAATTGTCTTTTTCTTTTTGTAAGTTCTATTTGTTGGAGTTCTGTATTTCCTATTACAACAACTAGATCTTGAAACTTATTTTTTAGAGTTGATAATTCATCTATTTCACTTTTTTCTAAAACTTTTTTTATTTTACTCATGTTTATAAATATTAATTTTTTTATTAAAAATTGATTTAACAGTCACAACATTTACAATTGCAGTTACTTCCACATTTACATATCGTACAGTTACATTTTTTCATAATATTTTTTGATTATAAATATTAAGAAATTCCTAACTGTCTATTAATAGCGTTAATAACTTCAGAAGGTTTTATCGATTTAGTACATTCAAACATTCTGTCTGTGTCTTTATGATCAGGACACCATTCCCAATCTCCAGCATCTAATTTATGTCTGTTAAAACAACCATTACATTTATTAGGATTAGTAGGAAAAATTCTTTCACAATCTGAAAATTCACTGTAAGGTTTACTAAATCCTGATATTAGTATTGTTTTAGTTCCTAATGCCCATGATAACCAACTTAACCCACTTCCTAATCCTATAAATAATTCTGAATTCATTATATCATTTGCTCTATTTTCTATTGTATAGTCCCCAGATTTATCTATAACTCTTTTTAAAGTTTCTCCTAATTTAGAATCATGCCAATCATCTCCTAATAATTCTTGTGTAATTAATAAAACTTTATAACCTTTATCATTTAAATAATCTATAATAGTTTGCCACCCTCCAGGATAATTCCAATATTTAGCATGAGCCGATGCGTGAGGAGCTATACAAACATATTTTTCTATATTATTTCCTTTATTTTTAAATGTTAATTTTGGTTTTATTTCTTTATAATCTAAACCTAAAATTTCAGTTGCTGTTTTTTGTAAAGGGTAAGTTCTAAAATTAGATGGATGATTATCAGTATTTATTTTATCATCATTATAATACCATCCAAGACCATACATAGCATATAAATCATAAACTTCTTGTCCTGGTTCTTTAAATTCAATTTCAGGGTATTTTTCTTTAAACCAATCATTATGCCAAGTAGATGTTATCATTTTGCATTTCCATTTTTTCCTAAATTCTTCTACATAAGGAAACCAAGCTAAAGTATCTCCCAATGCTTTTGAATCTAAATGGATATATACTCTTTTATTTTCAGGATTATAATTATGTTCAAATATAACTTCATCATTTGAATTATCTTTAACTTTAATACGATAATTAACATAGTATTTTATGTTAGTTCTAGTCCACATATTATTTCCTATTGTACCTGTATGTATTATTTTTTGATTTTTCTTGTCAAAAAATTCTAATGTAAAATCTCCTTTTTTTTCACCTAAAATTTCTATAAATCCCCCCTTTACAAAGTTAAATTTAAATACATAACTTTCTTCTTTAGGTTTTAATTTAAGATTTTTTAAATTATTATATTCTTTCAGTAAAACATCTTTCATATTATATAATTTTCATATATTTTAACTAATTCTTTACTTCTTTTATACCAACTTAATTCTCTAGCTGTTAAAAAAGCATTCATTGAATAATCTTTATAATTATCCATTATAACATGATATCCCTCTACCATTTTAAATACATCCCTAGGTGCTCTCCAAGCTCCATTAAAAAATACATTTTCTTCCCAATCTGCTATAATAGGTAAACCACATGCTGCTGCTTCTAACATTGTTAAGTTAGGGTGACCTGCTTCTAACATTGTAGGATTTAAAAATATTTTATGGGTATTCATCATATCAACAACTTGATCTAATGAAGGATCAAATATAAGTCTTACATTTTTATTTTTACATAAATGTAAATTATTGTTAAACCAATGTTTATTATTTTCAGGTCCCGCTATTGTGATATCTTTTTCTAACATATCAGCTAAGGCTATTCCAAAATTAAATCCTTTTCTATCAAAACTAGGATCACCTGCAAGACCATTATTGGCTAACATCAAAAACGTTTTTACTTTATCTATTTTTGGATTTGGTTTATATTCATCTGTATTAACTCCATGAGAAAAATACATACATTTAGGGTTATCAAAATAATCTACTAAATAATTAGCTGGCATTAGCGATACTAAAGATTTTTCTACTGCTTCATAGTTTTGTTTAAAAACATAAGAATCTTTACCATAATAATAAGCATGGTGGTCATGAAGTTGATATATATAAGGTATTCCCATTTCTGCTAATTGTAAAGCTAAATTAGCTACATGACAATGTACTATATCATATTGTCCTTTTTTTATATCTGTAATAAATTTTATATCTGTTTCATGACCTAAAAGATCTAAATTACATTTAAATTCCCATACTATTTTTTCAATAGCTCCCCAAGCTGGTGGAGGAACTGGTATGCCGCACATAGGGTCTAATTGTAGTATTTTCATATTTTTTTATCTCCTTTAATGTTAGTTTCGCTTATTTTTTTATCTATTAAGCTATACCCTTTTGCTTGGAATACTAAAGGTTCTCTATAAAATCCTTTAGGTTCTTGTCTAAAATTATTAGTTACCCATAAATCAAAAGCATCCCATTTAGAATTATTAATTATGTTATGTACTTTATCTATTTTACTACCATTAATTAAATAAGCATGAGCATCTGTAAACATTCCTGCGTCAATATGGCTTTCATATTCATTAAACGTTTCATAGTTATGGGCAAAACTAAAAAATGTATAATCTTTTTTATTTGAAATATCTATTGCTTCTTTTAACTTGTTAATAAATTTATCATGGTCTGTAAGTAATAAAGCATCACACTCAAAAAATAAATATGTAGTATTATCTTCTTTAGGACATGATAAAATAGCATCAGTATGAGCTTTAAAACAACCATAATGACCAGGTGTTAATTTATAATAACCGGGTTCCATTTGAATATCATTAGGTCTATTACATACATCTGAAGGGGGTAATTTTGTATAAGGTTTATTTACTATTTGTGTATATTCTACTCCTTCATAATCTTTTAGTTTACTAATTGAATTAATAGATCTTTTTTCTCTTTCTTCTTCTGGATTAGATAATAAATGATAGATTTTAATTTTATGGGTTGGTATTTGATACTGTTGTGTGTCTCCTTTCCAAGTAAACATACCATTATTATTTATTTTATTTTCAAAATAGTCTTTATCTAAATTAAAGGTATAATTTTCTATAAAAGATTTATTTTGAGAATCAAAAACATCAAATTTTAGAATAAATTTATCTGATAATTTATAATTAATTAAATCCCAAAATACAAATTTTCCTCCTACATTAAGATCTCTATT